GTGCTGAATGGAAAACCGGTCGTGTGGACGGGTGACAGCTACGGCTGGCAATCAGCGGCCTCTGCTGCCAAGGTTGGAGTAAGGTGACCCCATGAGGATGGCCGGAGACAAACTCGCTGCTGCCTGTTGGAAGGGCTACGAAGCAATCGGCACAAAGACCAAGGGCGGCCGTAAGGTGCCCAACTGCGTGCCGGTCAAGAAGGGCTGATGGCACGCATCCGTTATGCCGGTGAGGTCTTCCAGGGTTACAACAAGCCCAAGAGGACGCCTGGCGACAGCAAGGAGTTTGCCGTGCTGGTCAAGGACGACGGAAAAGACCGGATCGTGCGCTTTGGTGATCCGTCAATGCAGAACTACCGCAATGGCCCTGACGGCCGCGGCGGTCATGGCGACGAACAGCGCAGGGCGGACTTCAAGAGCCGCCACAACTGCGAGGAGAAGAACGACAAGACCACGCCGGGCTACTGGAGCTGCAACTGGAGCTGGTGAACCTCGCGCGAACGACGACCTAGGCTGGGCCCAGATCTAGCCCCGGCAGCGGCTGCTTGCTTCCGGGCGGCAGTCGCCGGCAAGGAAAACTCCGGCAGCACTTGTCAGCAGGCAGTCCTGGGATGGGGCAGACGACAGCAGCCCGCGGGCCGGGGTCCCGCTCGGGCCTGGGCTTCGGGTTCTCGGAAGCCTCCGCCGGTGGATCAACCACCTGGGCGGGCTCGACCCCTAGCCCCTCGCCTGCCATGCGGTAGCGCTGTTTTTCCAAGGCTCAGATGTTGCGTGACTTAGGCAGGCGCGAGAAGCCTGCGTTCCATGGTAGGTAGGGCGATCGCGCTGGCTATCGGCCAATCATCTGGTAGGGCTGCATTTGTAGGCCACCAGGCGGCATTCCCATGGAGGGTATTCCCATGGAGGGAGATTGGGGCTTGTTCAGGTGGATGCCGTAGGAGTAGGCATCTCGATTGGGATCAGTAAGACCCATTTGCTGCTCAGCGATCCCTTTGTCCTTGGACAGGTTGCGCTTTCGCACGCCGATGAAGCCCTCAGGCTGCCTGGTGCCTGTGTTGTAGCCGCCGGAAGCCTCGAAATAGAAGCCATTCCTGGCGTCTCCGACCGGGATCGTGGCAGAGCCGCGGACTGTGCCGTAAACCGGATCGAAGCTCGCGTTGATGTCAGTGCCGTAGATGTTCCTGTAACCGGCTCCGATGTTCATCGGAGGCAGGGGCTCACTCGCTTGGACAGAGCCCAGGGACATTCCGCCTCCCAGGGCTTGGGCGCCGGTGGGCAGCGCTGGCGGAAAAGGCACTGGTCCCTGCTCCTGCGGTGCGAGGTCTCGAGCGCGATCCAGGTGTTTCTTGAGGAGCTGGTCAGAGGGAAGCTGGACAGGCACTGGCGGTAGCAGGAACTGCTGAAAGCCTAGGCAGCCACTAAGACCCGTTCCCGGTCTACTGCCTCAGCGAGCTCTTGCTCCTGCGCGATCAGGCGGTAGTAGTCGCCGACCCGCTGCAGCCACTTGTAACGGAAGCGCTCCATCTCGTCGCCGCGCAGCACGAAGCTCTGGGTGATCTCCGGGGTGGTGACCATGATCTGGCCGACATCGACGGAGATGCCGAGGGTTTCCTCGAGGGCAATGGCGTAGGCGCCCAGCTGGATGCCGCACTTCTGAAACTTGCTCCAGCCGCCGAATTGGGCGCGGTTGTCCTCTCTGGGGTAGTAACGGCTGTAGGGTCCGACCGAGGACTTGAAGTCCGCCAGCCAGATAGCACCTTTGCGCAGGCCCACCAGGTCAGGGCAGCCGCAGTAGCGGTGTTTATGAGACCAGACCCGGGAGATGCCCTCCTCTCCGATACAGAAGGACCATTCAGGCCGCAAAGGCTTCTCGGACCAGATGAAGGAGTCGTAACGATCGAGGTGCTTGGAGAGCCCGTCCCAGTACGGGAGGAGCTCTTCAGGGACGTCGATGGAGCGGCCGCGAATATAGGCCTCGCAGGCGGCGTGGATGATGGAGCCCCGCTTGGCTGCCGCTTCACGGGCGCCAGGGTTGCGCAGATTCCACTGAGCGAGGGTCTGCTGAGCCTTGGCACCGGCGGTCTTGCCGAGGATGGCTGTCACCGACGGGTAGGCCTTGGTGGCGTCGTCGCCGGTGCGGTAGTAGCGGACCCCGTTGACTTCGAACCGCGTCGGCAGCATCCACCCGTCTCACACTGAGACAAGGTTAGCGGGGCGAGACGTGAATCTTTAGGCGCGAATGCAGTCCTCCCACTGCACAGCGCCGGAGATTTCTTCGCAGCCGACGATGGCGCAGTTGTCGGTGAGCCAGTCCTCGCAGAGCAAGGAGAGCAGCCGCTGGCGATTGGTCGCTTCGGCCCAGTGATCCGGGTCAAAGCCCTTCATGCGGCTGTCGTCAAGGGAGAAGCCGATGCAGTAGCGGTTGATCGACATCTCGCAGGTCGGATGGACTACGGAGACGATGAGGTGGATGTAGCGTTTCATGGGGGTTGGAGGCGGGGCTCAGTCTTGCAGGTCTTCTGGTCGATACGGAGGCATCAGCTGGCCGTCGGCGTCGATCATCCCGAGTTCCTGCAGGAACTCCCTGGCCGCTGCACGATCGCCGGCCAAGGCTCGATCCATCAGGGTTGGCGCAGTGAGCTCTTCCGCGAAGTCCTCCAGGACGGAAACGCGAACACCGTGGAGGGTGGTGTCGTCGCTGTAGCTGTCCCAGGCGGCAGCCAGGTGCCGGAGCACGTTGGCGATGCCTTCGGGGACGGAATCGCCTTCCTCTAATAATTTGACGAGACGCTGGGTGCGGCTAGTGAGATGGCCTGTCATGAGTATTAGAGCGAGTGTCTAGGGGTGGCTTGGTGCTCAAGCTCGGCCAGGCGCTTGAGGGCGCTAATGATCGGATCCCAGTAATCGGAATCAGTTACGTAATGCCCTCGGCGTCCACATTTGTCTAAAGCCTCAAGTGCTTCTTCCGCCAGCGTCAACGGCCTGGGGCGGCGGGCGGCGCGGAGGTCGGCAATCACCGCGTCAGTATGCGGATTGTTCCCGTCCAGCCACTCACAGCACGCCTCCAGTTCGATGTCGGCGCCCCACTTGGCGGCGCGGTTGGCGAGATAGATTTTTGAATCCACCTCATCAATGGACTCGTCACAATGCCACTCCGTAAACCACTGCCGCACCAGCTCCGGCGGCGGGGTGAGGTCAGCCACGGTCACCCTCCAGCTCGGCGGCGATGGCGAGGAGTTTTTCACGCACAGGATCGCTCTTTTCGTACTGTTGCATTCTTCCGTCGGTCCACACGTCCTCGTAACTGAGGGGCACCACCTGATCAGCAGCAGCTCGCAGTGCGGCGGCGACGCCACGACAATCTTTTTTCGTAGGGCTATCTAGCCACCCATACCCGACCATGTAAGCGTCCAACACAGCAAGAGCCGATGCTGACATGTTCTCAAGACAAGGGTCATCATCAAACAAATCGGAACTTAGTATTACTTCGGTGTTTGGGTCAGTCATTGGGCAGGGCCTCCAGCTCGGCGGCGATGGTATCCAAGGTGCTTGTGCGGATGTATTCGACGCCGCCTATGAACTCAGTGTCTACCCGCCAATCGTTCGCAGCAGCTCGCAGGGCGGCGGTGACGGTCGGCGCGTCAAGTTGCCAGCCCCAATCGCGAATCTGCGGTTGATCGCTGTATAGGGCAAGCACGGCATCTTTCACCGCCTGCGCGGCGGGTGATAACGGCTGAGCTAGTCCAGGTGCATGATGGCCTTGTGGACACAACGCATTGAACTCATCATCGCTGAGCTGGCTTAGATCGTTGGGGGTGAGGTCAGTCATCAAGTTGCTCCAGGGCGCGGAGGATAATGTTGTAGTGAGCTGAATCCAGTTTGGCATCATCTAATACTGCCAACGCCTGCTCCTTCAAGCTCGTCGGCGATGGCGAGGAGTTCTTCACGAACCACATCACAGTTTTCGTAGTAATCCGCTTCCGGCACCACCTGATCCGCAGCAGCGCGGAGGGCGGCGGCGGCAATGATCTCGGCGTCAGCAGGACACTCAGCGTCATGCTTCCAATAGGCAGCTTGAGCGGCATCCAGCACCGCCTGAGCCGCGGGGGGGAGGTCAGTCATCGGTTCCCCCAGCGGGCAAGGACGGCGCGGGCAAAAGACAGCACTTCCAACTTGATGTCGAAGCTATCTATGTGGGAGTTGAACAAGCCTCCATCGTTTTCGTAGGCAAACCCCGCGTTTTCTGCCATGCGGATTAGATCCTCATCGCTCGCCCCCTGCGGCTCGGGCTGGGCCAGGGCGGCGCGAGCGCGGTCAATCAAGTCACGGTCCCTGGGAGGTTGCACCGGATACTGTTCCAGGCTGCACAGCAGCTCAGCGCACAGGGCGCGGTAGTCGGTGGTCATTGAAAGCTCCTCTCGCAGGAATAATGCAGCTCGGTCCAGGGTTCGCCGGGCGGGCACCAGTAGGTGCGACCCCAGAAACTGATGCAGGTGGTCATGCCGGCGAAGTCGTGGTCAGGCAGCAGCAGCGGAGGCAGGGTGTTGCTCCAGCACAGCGGGCCGATCCGGCCGCCAATGGATGTGACGCGAATCATCGCTCGGCCTCCTGCTCCAGTCGCGCCGCCCAGTAGGCCGATGCGTCGTCGTCTGTGTGCTCGCTTAACCACGCCGCCACCTCGCGGATTGCGGCGCGGGCTTCTTGGCCATACACCCATTCAGGGACAAAACAACCTTTGTGGGCTATGGCCTTTGCCACCCTCTCCACCAGCCCACTAGGCCGGGCCTCGGTAGTGGTGGGGGCGTGCTGCGCAGCCTCCAGCGCCTCGACGGGGGCGCGGAGTTGGCCGATTTGCTCCTCCAGGTGCGCCCAATCCGATGGCGTGGCGTGGTGTGATTCAGGCATCAAACGCCCCTCCTTCACGAAGCTGCTGGTAGTGGTAACGCCCCGGCTGGTCACGGTCCACTGGGATGATGACCGTGAACCTAGGCTCGGGAAACTGGTCCGAGCACCCGACACCTGGATAGCCAGGTTCGTGCTGAAGGAGAAACTTGCGACACTCTTGGGCGCGGAGCTGCGTGCCGCTGGTGGTCTGGTACTCCCAAACCATCCAGCCATTCCTAGTGTTCATCCCTAGTTCACTGTGGCACAGGCTCGACAGCGGATTGAAGGTGCGACGCGCTTCCCAATAGGCAATCGCTGCCCACATGTCGATCCTGACGTCGGCGGCGGCGTCATCGACTGGCAAACCTACGAACCGAATGAACTGCTCGCGGGTGAGCACATAGGGCTCGCCGGGTTGGTGGTTTTCAAACATGGCGTGGAATGGGTTGAAGGGATGATGCCGGGATCGGCTCCCGGCGGGCCGTGGCGCTCAGGCTGCTACCAGCCGTCGCGCCGTGGTCTGGCTGCAGCCGAGGCGCTCCGCAATCACGCGGTAGGTCATCCCGTCGCGGCGCCAGCGGCGGGCGCGTTGCTGCCTGGACTCAGTAGCCCAGAGCAGGAACAGAACAGGGAACAGCAGCAGCACCAGGATGGTGCAGGCGATCGTGGTCATAGCCGGTGGTGTGGTGGCTCCTGCATCATAGCGGTGCAGATCCACAACCGCACCACTTCAAGCCATGCGGCTCAGCCACAGCCGGCCGCCGCCGCTGATCGATGCGTGCAGCGTCGTCGCCACCTTGTGCGCCTGTGCATCCGGCAGCGTCGTTGCAGCATCACGCAACGCCTGCCGCGTCGCATCCTCATCCCTCGCGCTTACTGCTGCATGACACAGCAGGAACGCCCGTAGATCGTGATTCAGCTCCACCGGTGCAGATGCGTATCTGCAGCAGTCTGCCGGGTCAGAACAGCGGCACGCTCTCCTTCAGCGACTCGGCTCTGCCCGGGTACAACCGACGCTCCGATGCCGTTGGTGTGCGCAGCGCCTTGGCCAGTTCCATCCGCGCCTTCACCAGGTCGGGACCGCGTTGCTCCAGCTTGGCGATGCGTTGATCCATCGCCTCGATCAGCTCTGGATCCTTCAGCCGTTTCAGCTGACGCTGCAATCCATCCAGCTGCTGCCGCCATTGACCTTCGGCGTAGGTCTTCACACCGTCCTCGTGTTCTTTCTGCCAGCGCTCGCTGTCGAGCAACACAGCACGGGTATCGGGATCGCTTTCCTCCACCGCTTCATCTGGCGCTGGTACCGCAACGCACCGGCAGCGCGGATGCCACGGCAGTGGGACACTATCAATGGCATACACACGACTGTTCCGGCTGGCGCACGTCGGACACACCCGTTCATCGTTGCTGGCCAACACACGCACGTAGCTGTAGCCCTGCGCCCTGCTCCGCGCCAACGTGCCCTGCGTGTAGGCATTGGCCAGTTCAGTGCGAGCGATCAACGCAGCGCGCTGCTCAAGCCCCAGCCGTTGCGTGATGCCATTCGGATCCCTGGCACCGCGCAATGCTTCGCGGATCTGCTGCTCCAGTCGCTTCGGTCCCCATCCACGCGTGGCACCCTCTCCCACGATCTGCGCAAGCTGATCACGGAATCGTGCCGTCTCACCTTGAATGAACGCTGATGTAGTCAGTGCTGCAGCGCGAATCGCAGCAGGATCTGCACCAGCAAACGGCACTGCTTCAGGCGGCAACCCCGCCAACCGCAGCAGGTCACCACTCAGTTCACCACCCAGTCGCGCTGCTTCGGCCAGGTCGCGTTCGTAGTTCAGCGTCCATTGCCGAATCTCCTCAGGCGACATGAACTGCTGCGCATCAGCCAAGATCGCGCGGTACTTGGCGGTCACTTCGCCGATGGAATACTCACCAGGTCGACGGATCGGGTTACCGGCAGGGTCACGACCCAGTGGGCCCAGCGATTCGGTGTAAGCAACGTAGTGCCGGCGGAGATCCACCAGCACCCGTTGCATGGATGCGCGCAGCGTGGCGCGGGTGTTGCTGACGACCCGATCCTCGAGTTCATCCAGCACTGCGGCGTAGTCGTCAACGACGCCGACCAGGCGGCGCGGTGCTGGTGTCTGACTCATGCGGCCAGCTGGCAGGCCTCATCGTCGTCGTCATCATCCGGCTCGGTGAAAGCCATCTGAAGATCGAACTTCACCTGTTCCAATGCACCGATGATCTCAAGCGTGGAGAGCGGATCATCGAGTGCGACCTGCTCATCAACAGTGTCGTGCAGCGCCTGGTAGAGGGACTCAGCAGACATGGATCCGTGTCGGGGACGGCTTAGGTTTCCAGCTCGCCCGGTGCAGGCGGTAGCTGCCCAAGCTCATTCAGCTCAATGTCATCTGCAGGTTCAGAGCGTTCATTGTTGATCCGCTCCAGCTCCTCATCTGCTGATGTTGTCACCTTGAGTCTGCCACCACGCTGCAACTCCTCGATCGCGCTGCGTTGACTGATCAGCTCAACGCCGCCGGCCAGCTGCTGCAGCTGGGCAATGTCCGGTGCTTCAAGCGGTCGCTCATAAAGCGTTGAGTTCATTGAAACGCCAGCATCAGCGCTGAGCTCTTCACCGGTGAACATCACCCAGATCATCATGAGTGTCTGGATCATGGATGCCTTGCGGTTGGCAATCCGGGTGACAGCTGATTCAGTTTGAGCACCTTCGAGGCTGGCCTGCGTTGCAGTCTTGACCGCTTGACCGTCGCCGTAGAGGAACCCAAGCGTCTGGCGCTGGATCAGCTGCTCAACGTCTGCGATCTGCTGCCGCTGCTCTGCCAGGCTGCTGGCGGATGGTTCGGCGAAGGTGAAACTACCGCCATCGTCCAGGTCAACAACGGAGTTTGGACCGAGGACGAGGGGACGTCGCGCCTCACCTGGTGCAGGGGGCGTTGCACCGATCCGCACTGGCACCGGCATGGCGCACTTGTGGGTTTTCTCGCGCAGGTCGGAGCGCTGCTGGAAGTGCTCAATGGCGTGCTCCACCACCTGACGGAGCGGCATGTCACCTTGCCCGAAGCCATCCTGCCCGGAGGCGTACCAGATCACAGGAACGATGGGCAGCGGCTGGCCACCAGCTGCGAGGTACTGCCCTTCGTCTTCCAGGGTGATGGTGAGATTGTTCTTGCTGTCGCGTTCCATGCTGAACAGCTGCCAAGCACCACGTGAGATGACGCGGTAACGCGGCGAGAT